CTACCATGTTTACTATCTACAGAAAATTTACTATTAGAACCTGCAACATCTGAACCATTCTTTCTAAGCCATATATCTACATCTTGTATTTGTGAGTCATCATTTGCTAACTGAATACTAAATTGTAAATTATAAAGACCAGAATAATCTGTAGTATTAAGTGTAATATCACCTGTAGCAGTAATAGTTGCTAAACTTTGGTCTGTCGTATCTTGGAAAGCACCGTATGGGAAGTATGTACTAGCTGATGTTTGTGATATAGATTCTAACCCAATATATGAGTTATATCCTATACGTTCATCATTAATAGTAGTAGATACTGCACCACTAGCAACTAATGTAATAGTACCTGTATTATTAGACTTACCTTCTACAAGATTATTTACAATTTCAGCTACACTTCTAGGGTCTCCACCTGTCCAAGGTAGCTTTCTATACATATCACGTGACATTATCTAGTACCTTGTTCAGAGTATTCTATATCCATACCAATTGCAGATGTCCAACTAGTTCCTGTAGGTGTTAAACTTACTCTATGATAACGACCTGCACTTCTTACAGAGCATCTACCTTCTGCATCCGTTGTTTTAGTAGTAGAGTATGTAATAGTGTCATCTAACATTTTACGACTTGCTATTTGTATGTTAGCAGAACCATTATCTACAGACGGTCTAATAAGTGTGACTACAGAGTTATAACCATATTCTAAATCATTTGTATTTATAGTAGCTGTAGCATAAGTTCCTGTAAATGTCACAATCTTAGCTTCTCTTACACCACCAAATAAGAACTTACCACCCTTATATAATCTATCATCTAATGTAGTAGTTAATGTATCTACAGTTTTTAATGCTGCTGCACTTGCTGCCATATCTATAGCAACACCTGTGCCTGAACCTACACCTGTTGCTGTAAATAACACACCAACTGTGTTAGCTACCGCACCTATTAGTGTATAGTCTGTCGTACCTATACTTCTAATAGTATATGATTTACCTATTGTAAAAGAACCTGCTGTTACGTTATAAGCAGAATCTATTGCTTCTAAAGATGTACCTGAAGTAGCCAATGTAGAAAGATAATTTACATCTGTATCTGCTTCACACCATTTTTTAGTTTCATAGTTGTAGATAAGTAATGAACGACCACCTGATATATTAGTATAGTTCCAAATAACAAGATTACGTTCAGGGTCTACTGCTGTTGATATAGTATCAATATCACCAATGTTAGCGTTAGTGTAAAAGTATCTATCTACCTTTTCTGCACCAATACCAATGATGTTTTGACCATCACAAGAATAAAATCCATCATCTGATAAGAAGTATGTAATTCCACCATATTGTGCTACAGAACCGCCTTCTACACATCCAATATTTTTTGAAATTGTGTCAAATTGGAAGAATAATGGTGAGCCAATATATGACATACGAACAATGGCTTTTTCTAAGAATACAATACCAAACTCGCCACCTGTAATACCTGTAATGTCACCACCGTCAGGAATATCTTGGAAATCTGATTGTGATGCAGCACTTGATGTCCAATCTGTAGGGTCATTAATATCTGACCATTGTACTCTTGATGGATTTGTACCAGCACCTATATTAGCACCTACCACAAAGTCACGAACTACTGTAATGTATTTAGCAACTGGAGCTGCTGCTGCTAAGTCTGCAAATATTGTAGATACATTTACATCATAATATTGTATTTTTTCAGAACCATTGGCAGCAAGTGCATAGTTACCAAATTGAACAAATTGCCATCTATTTACACCTGTATAACCACCTGATTTAGATACATCATCTAGTGTTAAGCCTGAAGTATCTAATTTAAATAATTTAGTAAGACCACCTGCAAATACAGATACGTCATTATCTACTTTAGTGGCATATACATTAGTTAAGTTTTCAGATGCGTTAGCTGAATAATCTACAGGTGACTTAAATGGACCATATCCTATAGCTAATGGAATAACGTTATTAGCTTCTGATACTGCATCTAAAATAGATGGTTGGTCAGGTAACCAATCTTTAAATTGTATGCGTTGTATAGGCATATCTAATAATTCCTTATATAATCCAAGATAGTTTCTAGCTTATCTTCTTTAACTTAATATTTATATCAAAAGCTATTGAACATCTTGTTCCTTCAAATTCTTTTGCTTTCACCGCGTGTCTTAAATATGACTCCCACAGTACTAGATCACCATTTTTTACATCAAGAATCATATCTCTTGCATTATAAGCAGTAAGAATTCTGTATTCCATAGTTTCTTTTGGTATATGATCTAATGGGTTTACTAGCGTCAAACCAGGAGCATTTGCAGGAACATCAACATAGTAACATCCTGATAATGTATGACCATAATGGTAATGCTCAGGACTTTCTGAATTTGATTCCATTTCATTTATCCAGAAGTTTACAACTTTTATGTCATATAAATCTGAGTTATTACCAGTTTGATCTATATAGCTTTTTGCATTTTTTTCAATAACATCTATAATATCTAATACTTCAGGGATATCTTTAAGTGTATTTACATTCTTCGTTTCTGAATTGTAATTTTCTAAACTTGTTAAAATTTTTCCTGGATAAGAAAGATTTAATTTTATTCTACCGTCAAATAGTTTTTTTGCCTTATCTAACAACTCACTATGATTAGATCTTAAAATTCCAACTGAAAATGCATTAACTAATTGCATATTACGCTTTCATAATAAACGCTAAAGCATAGTATGGAGGTAAGTTAGCATTTGTGCCACTAGAACCTGTTGAATTAATACTAATACCAGTTGTTGAGCTACCAGAATTTGCTGTTACTACACCAGACCAACATGGGGTAGCACTACCTGTTTGAGGAGGAGTAGAGCCTCTTGTTTCATAAGTATGGCTATGACCTGGATCATTAATAGTATGTGAGTGACTAACAACAATTGAATCTTTACTACCACCTGTTTGTGTATTAGAACCGGTAATTGTAGTGTTGGCTACTCCAGCATTGTCTTGAGCAGCACCTACAATAAATCTATTGCGTAAATCAGGAGTGCCACTAGAGCCATTACATAATAACCATCCACTAGGAATATTAGCAATTGAACCTGACCACATCATAATCATACCAGCTACAAACGCATTACCCCATGTAGGAGTACTACCAGAGCCAGCAGATAATAATACTTGACCAGAAGTTCCAGCAGATCCATCTAAAGTAACATTACCTGTAATTGCTAATGTGCCTGAGGATGTTAAAGTCCCTGAAGATGTTAATGTACCTGCTACTGTAAATGGGTCACCACTTGTGCCATCTTGTTGGTCTTTAAGTTGAGCCATGAGAGAACGTATAGCATTGTTGACGTTAGCTGGTGAACATCCTTCAGCAATATTAATATTACTAATATCCGTATTATTTGCTGCGGTTGAACTAAATTCCGATATTTTATTCTTTGCCATGTTTTATCCTTATTGTATCCATATATCAGAACCTGGAGTAATATCAGTCCAAGTTTCTGTTCCTGCTGTAATTTCTGTCCATGTTTCTGTTGACGGTGATATTGCTGACCATGTTTCTGAACCTGCTGGAACTAATGTCCAAGTATCTATGCTTGGAGTAATAGGAATCCAACCAGAACTTATACCTGTTAATGAACTAAATGGTACTTGTGAAAATGCACTTATACCAAACATATATTAACTCCAGCGTTGTTTAATTTCAGCTACTTTATCTAGCCATACTTGTTTATCTATTTCACCACGTTGCCATTTAAAGAATAGTGGGTCTGATTCTTCTTTATATGCTTCTTTTCTATTAGATTCGTGAATAGCATTTATTTCATCTACAGACTTATCTGTAACGTTCCATACTTGTTTCCATACACTATCAACTAACTCAGGTGTACCTTCTTCAACATTTTGTTTGTATGTAATAGATGGTACTTCTATTGTTGTAACTTCATATACACCATACTCTGCTAGTATTGCTTTAGATATAGTTTGTGGAAATGATACTTGTGGATTGTCACTTTTTAACTGACCTTCACTATATGGGTATTTGTCTATAATATTATCTTTAATTTTAATATACATAATTATCCTAAATAAACAGAAACACCTGCTGTATCACCACCACCAGTATAAGTTACTGTAACTGTAGCACTACCACCACTTGCTCTATTAGTACTTGCTGAACTCATAGTTAATGACTCTACAGTCACATTTATATTTCGTGTTAATCCTGTCCAAGTAAATGTTTCCCCAGCATTTTGAGTCATCGCTTGAGCAACAATAAATCCAGCAGTTGTGCCTGTTAATGATAATGTTAATGGGCTACTAGTGCTTGAAGTATTTGTGGCTTGTGGTGTATTGGATGTTAAATTTCTACCAGCGTATACAGTTATACCACATCTACCCATACTAGCTGAAAATGTTACAACTATATCTCCAGATGTACCAGTAGGAACATTAGCTATCCAAATGGATGATATTCTACTAGCACCAAAACCACTATTTAAAAAAACAAGAGATGTTGCTGAAACACCAGCTACAGTAACACTAGAGATTGTTCTTCCTGCTGTACCAACAGATGCACTTATGCCAACAATAATTTGTCTATTACTACCGGTAGAACCAAGAGATACTCCACTAAACGTGTATGTACTTAAATCACTTGTACTATTAGTAGATGTTACATAATCTACTGTTGCTCCACCTTTTGAAACAGCTCTTAATGCGTGACTTAATATCATTAAGCTACATTTCCTACTAAAGCACCATAATAAGTAGAGCCTACTCTCCATAATTCAATTACTGTAAATCCTGTAGTAGCTAATGTAGGAGCAGTACCACCAACCCATACAACACCAATAGTTGTCCATGTAATTGTAAATGCTGTGCCATCATTAATCATTAAAGTAACAGCTTCACCAGCAGCAAAGTTAGCTACAGTTGGAGTACGATTTGCACCTAATGTAATTGTTTGAATAGAACCATTATCAGGGTCAATAGCAAAACCAGCAGCATCTGTAATTGCAAATACATCTTCAATTAACGTACCTATCATTGTAGGGCTTGTTAATGTTTTGTTAGTTAATGTTTGTGTATCTGTTGTTCCTACTACTACACCACTAGGAATAACTTTTTGTGCAGCAGAACCATCTATGTTTCCTGAAGCATTAGACAATACAAAACTAGATGCAGCGATACCTGACAATGTATTATTATCAGCACTTATTGTTTTATTAGTAAGAGTTTGTGTATCTGTAGTGCCTACAATAGTACCATTTGGTGCAGTTAATGATGTAGTCCATGCAGAACCTGTTGATACTGCAATACCAGCTCCAGGATAAGTTGATGGGTTATATCCTAATGCTGTAGTTATGTCTGTAGATGTAAGATTAGCTACACCTGAAGCGTTTTGATAAATACTTTTTTCAGCAGGATATGTTACAAATACATTTTTTGTTCCTGCGCTAAAACTTACAACAGTACCACTATTAGATGATTCTAGGATAGTGTCCCTAGATAAAGTAGTATTTGATGCTGTATAAGTTCCTAGACCTACTTCCCATTCATTTTCGCCTACAATAGCATAATAACAAGTGTTACCATTTCCTATGGTGGAAAAGGATTGAAAGCCAGATACAGCACCGTTTAGTGTAATTGTGCCTGTACCTGTAGTAGTAGTAGTTTCTTGAACTCTATCTTTTAACACTAGAGCCATATCTTATCCTTATCTTGGTGTTACGCTTAATGTTGTATATGCGTATGTTTGACCTAAGTCGCTTTTCTGAATATTAGCAATAGCTCTATCATACAATGCTGACCATGTTGCAATTCTTGGGTCGTTCATAAGATAAGGCTCTGCTTCTGCCAATGTTGCGTAAAGTAAAGCGTCTGGATAATTTGTCAAATACAAGTTCGTAGCATTAGTGCTAGAGATAAATGTAGGTTGTGCATAGTAAAGAATCTGAATGGTGTAACTTGTATCTTGACTAGGTGCAAATTGGAATTCTGTGCCTAACATTGTAAAGTAGTGTGAACGACCGGATAATGTTGTTTGACCATTACGGAAGAACAAGTCAGGTGTTTGGAACTCTAATAGAACAGGTGGGTTACCTTGAAAGTGTATCTCTCTTAATTCTAAGAAGTCTGTAGGAAAAGCTACTTTATTATCTGTAGGTGTAGTAGTAGCGACCTTTAACATTGCTTCTGTTCTTAAATCACGACTCATTCTTATCTGTGCTAATTTAACGAAGTCAGGTATAACATTTGTCAAGTCATTACGCGCTAAGTAGCTTTCTACTGTTGCTGTAAACGTGGTGTAGTTAGTTAATGCCATATTTTTCCTTTAATATTGTCCGTTCATCATCCAGTCTTTACGCTGACCTTTGAAGTGATAAACATATACATCTTTACGTTCTTCTTGACTACTTGGTGTGTAGTTATACTCATCACAAGGTAGTTCTAATACTTTATAGTTATTTGTATCTGCAATTAACTTAATAGCTAATTGGTCTCCATACCATTCGTGTGCTTTTCTATCTAAACTTTTTAACTTGTTTAATGCTTCTAGCCAAAACTCATGGTTCTTAGAAAACATGACACCTGCATTGTATGGCATAAGTTTAACAATATCGTTACCATCTGTAT